CCAGACCGGAATCCGAGATGCCCACATACCGAAACTTGCTCTCGGTCCACAGCCGCACCAGCTCGGGCCAATCACTTAGCCAGGCGGTGGGTTCATGATGGCACACACTCTCCGGTGTGGAGGTCGCAACAGAGAACCAAGCCGTCCGAGATCTGGGCAGGCCGGTGATGAAGAACGGTGTGCTCATGGACCCGTCAGCGCCGCAATGATGGCGTTGACCGCAGTGACAATCTGCGTGGTGGTGGGGCTGGCCGGCAGCGGGGTGATAGCAGAACAGGACTTCTGCAAATTGCTCACCGCATTGGCGAGCGTGACGTTGTATTGATAGTAGGCCGGCACCGGCTGACCATTGGGCTGAACCCATGGGCTAGGCGCGACGGGGGAAACCTTGACGACCATTAGCCAATCTCCGCAGACAGCAGAGCCACCTTGTAGGGATCGGTGGACGATAGCTCGAAGATCCGATCTTGAGCCAATCCCCGGCGCTCAATCCCGAGCCGGTTGAACTTGATCCGTTGCGCGGTCTGACCGATCAAACCCACAGGCTGAAAGAACTCTGACGTGAAGCTGGAAGAGTCAAAACTCTGGCGCAGCATCATCTGCGGATTGGCAACGGTGGAATAGTTCCCGGTGTCAGCCTGTATCTCAAGCCAAGAGATGCGGAAGGCATTGGCCGTGGTCTGGGGAAGCGCCCGCCAGCTCCGCAGCCATTTCCTCTGCTGACCGGCGTCAGTGTAGGTGTTCAGGTCATACGCATACAGCTTGCCAGCGTTGTAATCCCCCACCACAACCTTGCCCGCAAAGAACTGACAGGTGGCCGTCTGGTGCCGGGAAAAGTTGCCGTTGCTGAACGCAAGCCGCTTGTGCCAAGCGGGATATCCCAACTGCCTCGTTGCAGTCAGGTCCAGCACCCAGGTCTCATTTCCCGAGGGGAAAGTGATCTGGTAGAAGTAGTGGCCTTCCTGTTGGTAGGCGTAGGCGATGGCATCCGTCAGCGTCGGATACTGAGCCGTGGCGTATTCCATGCCATGGGTCGAGACCCGTTCCGGCTGATATCCATTGGCGAGATACACCACGCCTTGGCCCTGGTCGTTCTGCGAGAGCCACAGGAGGTTGTCACCGACATTGCAGATCGAACCCTGTGCAATGCACCCGATCTCAAGCGACACACCGTCCAGTCGCTGGAAGGCAAACGGTGAAAGACCAGCATTCACCCACACGAACGTCCCGCGTTCTTTGAACACGTAGATCTGCCGGTGAAGCTCACCAATGCCCACGATGTTTGAGAGCTTGCCGTTCTCCACGCCGTAGTTCAGCGCCGGCCAGCTGGTCAGGTCGTTGATGGACGATTGCCACAGGTTGGACGTGCCGTTCTGGCTGACCACACCAAAGCCGTCCTGGTACACCGCAAGGCCGGGATTGCTGAACGGCAGTGTGATGGAGTTAAGCGCACCGTTGACGATGCTATATCCCCCAATGCCATCAAACAGCGCCACTTGGGTTGCGTTGGCGATCATGGAGACCTGACCGGAACCCGTGGCGATATTCCCAAGCAGGGACACGTTGAAGTTCGAGGTGACGATATAAACGCCCGTCCCCGACACCACGTACAGGTTGCCGTTGAAAGTCAGCATGCCACGAATGGGGCCATTGCCCACCGTTGCGAGGAGATCCAGACCCGGTGTGCCATAGAACGCACCGACTTGTGCGCCTTGCTTGGTCTCTACGATCTCGGGATAGAGGTTGATGCACTGCTCAAGCGATAGGTCCCGCGAGCGAGAGACGTAAGCCGTGCCGAGGAAGGGCGTCTTCATTCACCCTCCATCCAATGATTGAGATATCTTGCCTGCAAGCCCGTCAGAGCCGCCAGCATGACATGCGTCCCCGCATTGTCCCCATGACACCAGCCTAACGTCGTGTCTCTGTTGGGAGCCGCGTAGGCGTAAGCGATGGCCACGATCTCGCCACGCTTGGCTTCTTCCAGAATGCGTTCGAGATCCGCCACGATGTCAGCGTCTGCTGTGCCGGGAGGAACTCTGCCAAACGGCGAGATGACTTCACCCATCAGGTTCCTCCGCTACGGTCCCTAAAAATATTGTAGGTCGGAGATGCGCGGCTAACGATCTCGGGATCAAACACGGCCTTGATTGGCGTCATGTTGGTCCGCTTGATGTTGCCGAGCGCCTTGGCTGCGGAACGCACTAAGAGCGGGTTGGCTTCCGCGTCGGTGAAGTAGGGCTGAAGCTCAAGGGCAAGATTGGTGGTAATTGCGAGCTTGTACCCAAGCGGCAACGACATGTTCGTCGAGAGTGTGGGAAACTCTTGGAGCTGGAGGTAGCTGTCAAAGAACAGCGTGTACGCCTGCTGCGGCACTGGGAAGATATTGATGATGCCCAGCGGATATTGCGGGTCATAGAACAGCGTGTCGGGGATGTTGGAGCTGTTGGTCTTGAGGCCGATCAGGTTCCATTGATCCTGCGTAATGACCGCCATGTCGTAGTCGTTCAGGTTGGTGTCGCGGATCCGCGCACGTCCTGGTCCCTCAGGGATACGAAGGGGGCGGACACTGACGCCCGTCCCCCCCGGTCCACACGTGTACACAGCTTGTCCTGGCACCAAAGTGAAGGACTGTTCCAGGTTGGCATACGTGACAAGGTTCTCATTCGACCATGAGTCCATAAGGTCGTTGAGGACGTTCAGGCCAAGCTGCGCGTCAGAACTGTTGAGAGTTTCCGTCGCGGCATACACCCCAAGCTTCTGGAGTGCGTCAAGGATCAGCTGGCCTGCGTTTACGGTCATGACGGTTCTTTCTGCCTACCGCGCTTCGGAGCCAGCTCACGCTCTTCCTCGGCACTGTGAACGAGCTTGTCACCGACCCACTTGGGATATTCCTCGGGGATGTAGTCCGGTGCCGGAGGGATCGCCGCTGCTTGGGCGAAGGCTTCCGGCGAAGACGATCCGATGGTGTAATATCCTTGGGCGCGGTGTTGCTCCTCCTGGTCCACATTATACACCAAGACCGGCGGATATTTATCGGGCGTGCCTTGCCAGTTTGCCTTTTTGTCGGAAAGGTATTCTTCCACCTTTTCCGTCTTTCCCCGCTGGCTGTGCGGGTGATGCATGTGCTTCGGATACTCGTTGTGTTCCATCAATAGTCCTCGCCCGGTCTCTGAAAGTGGAAACACCGTCGGTCAGTGTGCCGGTCCACGTCTTGGACCCACGGTGCTTAAAGGCAATGTCAGGATCAACCCACATCTCATAGCCAGCAGCGGTGAGTGCGTTGGAGAACGCGTAGTCCTCGCCCCACCACCATTCGTCCGCGCCAGGGCCTGAGTTGAACACGGCGTGGTATTTCACGCGATCCCCATTAATCTCCACGTCACGGAACACCGGAGCCTTGTAGTAGAGATCCTCCAGCACATGGCGCTTGATACGCAGGAAGCCTGTAGGGACGTGCGTTGCCATGATCAGGCCATCACGTTCCACCAGCTTGCGGGTGTCTGCATGAGCCGCCAAGGACACCGGCCAGTCGGGCGTGTCCTGCTTCTTGGGGTATACCCCACAGATCACATCCTCCGGTCGCTCCAAAAACTCGATGACCTTATGCGCTGGCCAGCCGAGGTCGTCATCCAGAAAGAACAGATCGGTCGCGCTGGGCGTGTCAAGAAACTCCGCAACCATCTTGCTGCGAGCCTTGGCAACGAACGGATCGCCGCAACGCTGCGCCCATCCTCGCGTAAACCCAGCCCGCTCGCAGGCCGCGTCAGTGGCTAACGCTGAACGTAAAAAATCCACCGTGACTTTGTGATCTAACGAGGGAGTCGCGAAAATCACGTAGGTCACGGTGGATATCCAGTCGGGGAGGAACACACCCCGAGACAGTATTACGGCGCAGCCACCAAGCCAAGCGAAACCAGAGCCGCGTGGTCAGCGGTGGGTCCACCGTTCATGGAGGTGTAAGCGGTGGAGGAACCAGCCGCAGGCACCGCACCGGGGAACACGCCGATGGTGTAGGTTTCCGACGGAGGCACAATCGCCGCCGAGGTGTTGTTGACGTAGGTGATCGCCACCGTGTTGGCAGCCGACACGCGATAACCACCAATGCCGAGACCCGTGGTGAAGGTCGGCTTGTTGACGTAGATCTGCATGTTGGCGTTGATGCCAGGCACGGTGAAGGTCTGTTCCGCCGTGGTGTTGGCAGCAACCGAAGCCGGAGTCAGCGTGGCGGTAACGGTCTTCAGCACCGGAGCAACCTGGATCTCCGGGGAAGCATACACGAGGTAGCTTTCGGCAGCGGTCGGCGTGATGGTGGCAGCCGTCAGGTTCTGGAACGTAATGCCCAGCGTGTTGGCAGCCACGGCGCGAGCATTAAGGATGGCCAGACCAGCCTGAGAAGTCGGCTTGTTGACGATGACCGGCGAACCAGCAGCCAGACCCGACACGGTGAACTGCTGTTCAATGGCCGTGTTCGGACCCACCGCCGTCGGGGTGAGCGTAGCCGACAGCAGCATGGTGGAAGGGATGGCGGTGACCAGATAGGTTTCACCGGCAGTCGGGGTGATGGCAGCCGCCGTGTCGTTGGCGAAGTTCACCGCCAGGGTGTTGGTGGCCGACACGCGAGCCGACGGGGACAGAGCCAGACCCGCCTGCGTGGTGGGCTTGGTCACCACGACCAGCTGGCCGGTGGCAAGACCCGTGACCGTCAGGGTCTGTTCAGCAGCCGTGTTGGCGGCAACAGAAACCGGGGTCAGCGTCACAGCGTAGGTGGTCACCACACCCACATAGCCCTTCAGGGAGCCCTGCGAGGCAGGCTGCACGATGCCGGGGTTGGCACCGTAGAAACCGATCAGGTCGGTGGAGGATGCACCAAGGACAGTGCCTTGGCTATTCTGATCCGAAAGTTGCTTCGGACCCTTCGTGGCAGTGGAGGCGGCGGAGACGACGGGCATGGTTCTGGTTCCTTACGAGGGCTTTACGAGCAGCATCTGCGGGTTGGACCAGCGTGTTTCCATGCCGGTCTTGATGGATTGAGCAATGGCGTCCTTGAACGGACCAAGCACTTCCTTGGTTGCCATCGGGCCGACCGGGAGGACACGGCCATCCTCAGTCCGTTCGACGACAACCTGGTAGAGATCCACCTTGAAGGGCGACTTCCACCCTTTAGGCATCTTTTTCCGTTCAAACATCTTTGCCTCAATCAGCCGGTCAGGCGCACGCCCAATTCAGGGTAGAAGGTAGTCGTTCCGTAAAGGATGTCGATACGAGCCGGGAAGACATCGTTATTGATGTCGTAAGCCCGGATGATCCGCATCGAGATACCCTTGTAGGTTTCGCGAGCCTTGAAGTCGACGCCTTCCGGCAGCTCCAGCGGCACGGTGACGAGACCAAAGCAGTCCTTCACAAAGCCGACGTTTTGCGGGTAGGTCACGTTGGCCGAACCGGAGATGACCGTCACACCGGCGAGGTTCGCAGGCGAAACCGACACGGTCTGGTAGGCACCCGTGGTGCTGATGGCCGGGTAGATCGGCAGCGTGGCGTTGCCGCTCGCGTCCGACGAGACCGGGCCGGTGACCAGGAAGTTCTGGAGGGCGCCGGTGGACTTGCGGCTCTTCGGGTTGATCGCGTAGACGCCCGCAATGGTGATGACTTCACCGCCGAGGAAGAAGTTGGTACGCGAAGCCGTCCAGCCGTTGGTGACGAGGCTGGAGCCGGTCTGGCTGGCACCGTTCACCACACCCGTACCGGCATAGTTACCGTTGGTGAGGTTGGCCACGTTCTGGTCTTCGTAGATCTCGAAGTTGGCAATGTTCGCCAGGTAGCCCTTCAGGGCCGGTTCAGCGACCGACTTTACGTAGACGCCGATGAGCGCATTCGCGAGCGCCCAGTAGGCGGCGGGGTTCAGCACCAGCACGCGACCGTCTTGCGGAACCGCGCCTTCGTCCATCCGCTGACCGACGGCGGCCAGAGCGGCAAAGCTGTTCGGAGCCGTACCAGCACCCTGCGGGCCGACCCAGTTCTGGAGGGAGGTGGTGTTCTGGAGAACGTCGTAGTCCAGCTGGTTGGCAAGTTCGGCAGCCGCCGGCTTGATGTACCGCTCGGAGAACTCTTCCACCGTCAGCGTCAGGTCCTGAGACGAGAACTGGAAGTCCACGTGCTTCTGGTTGGAGATCGTGATGCTGGTGGACGGTTCGCTGATGTCCTGGATGGACAGGCCCGGACCCGAGGACACAAGGAAGCGGTTGGGCTTACGGATCGTGACCGAGGAACCGATCTTGACGAACTGGTTCTCGAACTGGCGGTTCACCTTACCGGCGGCGACCAGGTTGTTCTCGAGGATAACCAGCGTCTCCTTGGTGATGACGCTAGGATTAAGAAGAGCGTTGTTAGACATCCGAGGCTTCCTTATGACGCCCCGGATGTCCGAGGCTTAACGGCGACGAGAGGCAGCGATTTCGGAGGCTCGCCGTGCAGCGTACTCCTCCATGGTTTCTTGGTCGGGAGATTTGGGACCGGCGTTGGAACGCGAACCAACAGGCTTGATTGGATCAGGCTTGCGGCTCGGCGTCGGTGCTTCAGACTGAGCACTCAACCGGGCTTCGATCTTCCCAATTTCACGAACAGCCTGGATCGGGTCCAGTTTGGCAATCCTTGCCGCAGTCTCGGGGTTCTGCCCGAGATAGTACGCGACAGCGGGACCGTCTTCTGACTCAAGCATGGCCCGCGCCATCGGCAGACTGATCTGGAGATCGTCGCGTTCGGCAACCGCCTCGAAGTCGGGGTGGTCAGCCATGAACGTTGCGCGACGGTCAGACCATTGAGCCTGTGTGCGCTCCATCTGAGCCTTCTGGCTTTCCTGAGAAACCCGCTGCCGCTCCTCTGCCCTCGCAAGCTGTTCAGCTCGGCGTGAGGACCAGTTGATCAGAGCCTCGTCATACGAATCAGGATCGTCGAACTGATGCCGCCCAGGGCGGGGATCGTCCGTCTCGACCTTCTTCGCCTCGGCCTTGGTGCTGATAGCTTCCAAAGCACGAGAGAGGTCCTGCTGGAGTTGCGTGGCCTTCTCTTCAGCCGCCCGCCTCTTGTTGCGCTCAATAGTAATCTCACGCTTCAACCAAGCCGGTGTGCCATCGGACTTGTCGTCCTTTGGACTTTCGCCTGCGGATTTCTCAGCAGTATCTGCCTTATCCTCTTTTTCCGGCTTGTCGTCAACTTGACCAGTCGGGTTAGCCTTGAACTGGGGGAAGTCCGAGGTCGCTGACAGTGGAGGCCCCGCCTTGGGGGTTGCTTCCATCGTCGTTGCGAGTTGATCCGGCATTCATCATTCCTTCTGGTTGCCCGCTTGATTGCGGTTTCGGTAGCGCAGACATGAGCTGCGTTACGTTCTGTGCCAGGTCCTCGATCTTGGATCCGACCTGTTTGTTCATGCTGTCTTCGGCCTTCTGGATGATGGCCATCAGCTTGACCTCGAAGTCCGCATTGATCTTGGCCATCATGATGTCGCGGTCCTTCTGCTTGTCGTTAAGCTGGAACGCGGCCTGCTGGAGCTGGGCTTGTGCCGCCTTAAGCTCCTGTTGCATGTTGTTGATGATGGCTTGCACCTGCGGCGGGATGTCCTTCATGTCCTGGCCCATCAGGTTGGCAGGGACAGCCTTGGCCAGACGGGTTGCCATCTCTTCAGCACCCGGCCAGTCCTGGTTCTTGGCGATGAGATCCGCGACCAGCTGGGCGGTCTGCGGCATGGCACGGACGAAATCCATCATGCTCTCGCTCGCCTCAATGCGTTTGGAGGCATAGGACGGGCCGATGTCCACCGTCACACCGAACTTGCCGATCGTCGGGTTGAACACCTTCATTTTCTTGCCGTTCGGGCCGGGTTGTTCCTGGTAAGGAAGATTGGCGGAGGGGTCGATGACCACCTTCTCTTCCTTGTCGTCTTCCCGCAGAATGGTGATCTGGCGCTTGGTGTCGTAGATCTTCGGGATCAGGTCGATGAGCTGCCGGCCGCAGTGCTTCAGCGAACGTGCCAGGTTGTCCATGTAGTGGAACGAGCCAAGGTCGCCAGAACGGCGAAGCTCTCGAATAGCCCGGCCAGATTCATCCATCATCCTTTCGTTAGGAGAGGCATCAAACCTGATCCCGGTCGTGGCCATCATGTCCTGAGCCGCGCCTTGTGCAGCCTGGACAACACCCGCAGGAACGCCCGCAAACTGCTGACGTTGCGGCGGTGGGGCGAGGGTCCCACCCAGCGACACACCTCGGTACGGCAGGTAAGGGTAGTTCCTCACGTTGGCCGAGCGCCACTGTTCCTCGTAGCCTTCGATCTGGCCCTCTTCCACAATCCATGGAGCCTTCGGAGCCAGAGCGATCAACTCGGTCTCGCTTGTCTTCCAGTAATTGTACATCCGCTGGGGGTCTTTGGCGTTTCGAATGACGCCGCTGTAGAATACTTTGCCCTCGATATCGATCTCTTCGCCGATGACGGGGATGATAGGTATCCACAGGCCGAGCCATTCAGACTCCTCTAGCACTTCGGTGGCGGTGATCTTGTACCATTTGATCTTGCGCTTCTCGGACTTACGCTCGTCCACGATCTCCAGCGCACCGGATTTGATCATGTCCTTGGTCCGTTGGGCCAGATCATCCTTCCAGCCTACGTAGCCGTTGGAGAGCTTGACCAGGTTCTCCATGTCGATCTTGGTTTCGAAGTACTCCGCAATCCGAATGCCGTCCTTGCTGGACCATTCCTTGTACTTGTCGCCGATCCCACCCTGGTCATAGGCTTCGGTGTCCGCGTCAGGATACTGAGCCTTGAACTCGTCCATCGGGATCATCTCAGTCACGAACGCATACTTGCAGTCCGCGCCATCAGGCTCCTGGTGGTCGGGGTCAAGGTACACGGTGAACGGGTTGCGGATCCGCTCAATCTTGATCACCTGGTCGAAACTGTCCGGTGCTTCCCAGTCGGTGCGGATGCGGAAATACCCGAACCCATTGGACACTGCCGACTCAAACGCCGTGTCATAAGCAATGTCTGCCGTGCTCTCGCGTTCAATGGCGCGGATCAGGCCACGATAGACCTTCGCTGCGTCAGGGTCCGAACGATCACCCACCGGGGACACGTTAATGGCTGGGCGGTTCTGGCGCTGGTCGTTGGTGATCTGGTGGACAAACGTCTGCATCTTGTTGATGGTCAGACAGGGGCGCTTGTCGGTGTTGCGCTGGGCAGCCACGTCAGCCGGCCACTGTTCGCCCCGCTTGAACTTCAGATCTTCAAGCGCAGCCTTACGGTTATCGCTTTCGGACTGAATGCAACGCTCCATACGCTTGCGAGCGCGGTCAAGAACCTCATCATGGGTTTCCTCCTCCTTGCGCTTCTCAGTCCCCAAAGGCTTCCAGTCGTCGCCCCATTCGTCGTCGTCGTATGCCTTCTTGTCGCCTTTGCCCATCATGGGGCCACGCTTGTTCATTCCCGCCTGGACGGACGGCATCTTGATCTTGCCGTCGTTGGGAGCTTTGCGGGGATTGTTTAATTCGGCCACGGGACTACCTCACCAGGGTCGAGGCCCAAGCGCATCGCCTCTTCAATCAATTCTAACGCTTCCGCCCGCTTTTGGCGATAGGTCCTGCCCTCAGGCATAGGGATCACCATAAAGAACTCCTGGCCTGCGTGGTCGAACATGGACAGCCTCACCGCATGACAGCCAAGCACCACCGACCAGAAGCGAAACTCCTTATGCACCCAGCCACCCTTGCGAGCCGCTCATGGTGGTGACCCGCAAGGCCGGCGGGGTCTTTGGCCTAGCAATCTTGTGAGCCACGCCCAGCGTCCTTAGCGCATCAGCGCCGTGAGAAGACCAATCATGGACAGGGCTAGACTTATACTCGCCAAGTCGAGAATTATAATCCCGGCGATAATGAGACAGCGCGTCCAGTCCAGCCTTGCACCGCGTCTCGTCAAACCAGAGTTTGGGGAAGAGCATGCGGGTTGCGTGGATCCCGTCCTCAAGCCCCAGCGACGGCGCGGTTTCAAACTTAATGCCGAGGTCTCTAGCCGCTTCGATCCGAGAACGGCCAGTGCCAAGCTCTCTAACAGCAATGTCCGCCGGTGCCGTGTGTCGTCCATACAGATACCCTTTCTTGTCCAGGACTGCTGCATAGTGCGGGAAGCCCTCGCCCGTGCACTCGTAGTAATCCACCACCCGGATTTCGCGGCCCACGTCCTGCGTGAACCAGATACACATGGCGTCGCGCATGCCGAGGTCCCACCACGTATCCACCCGCACAGTAGGCTCAACAGGGACGCGTGTGATCCGGCCTTCATTGCGAGCCGCCTGGAGCTGGTCGGTGTAGATCGCACCACCAACAATAGGCTCATCCCACCTACCATCCAGCAGGGCGCGGCGGGTCTGGTCGGGGAGCATCATCAGGCGTTCGCGATAGCCGCTATTCGTCAAGTGGGGATTGTCATGCAGGCGGGACGGAATGAACCGTCGGCTCCATGTTCTGTCCCCGTATGTTGTGCGGGTGAATGTCGCATCACCCTCCGGCCCGATGCCGAAGCGATCAGCGATCCACTTCGCTCCTGGTCCATCGGGGTTGCACGTAGCTCTGACGTAGACCGGCACGTCGAGCCGATCAGGAGCACGTAGGCGGGAGATCATGTACTCGTAGGCATGAGGCGATGACCATTGCGCCAGTTCCTCCCAGCCAATCCACTGGAACTGCCGGGACTGGTAGCGCTGCACGTCACTGTCTCGGTCGAGGTAGCCAAACTCAATGCGAGCGCCAGACGGAAACCGCCATTCGCTGCCTTGCGAGTTGAACTGCGCAGTGGGGCAGATTACCGGGTAGATCGCCCTGGTGCGGTCCACCACTTCCTTCAGCTCTGGGTAGGTCCTGCGGAGAATAAGCGCCCTATACTCCGCTTTGGTGTAGGCATCCCAGCCAAGCGCATCCATGATGAGGGCATCAGTCTTGCCGCCACCAGCTGCGCCGCCATACAGGACCTCGTCCTCTGGCGCTGCGAGGAACTCATGCTGCCGTGGGGTCGGTGTCCAGACGGTCGGGATCATTTGCCTTTGCGGGCTTGGCTCAGTGCAATGGCAATGGCCTGCTTCAACGGCTTGCCGGCCTTGCGCTCGGTCTTGATGTTCGAACTGATAGCCTTACGGGACTTGCCCTTTTTCAGCGGCATCAAATCAGGTTCTGCACTGTGGCTTCTGGCTGCCACATCTCCGCCAGAAGCATCATCGCCTCGTCCTGGTTCTCGCCTCGCGCCATGCGAACTGCCAGTGCGGCATTGAGAACCGACAGGTCAGGATCATACAGCCCTTCGGTGTTGAATTCGTCAAACATCTCGGGGCGAATCCTTTCGAGGAAGTTCAACCACACCCATCGGCATCAGCGTCGGATCCTGACCCACTGCGACAGACTGCTGAGCCTTGCCATACCCTCTGTCTAGTAGTTCCTTGATCGCCGCCACTCTAACCGACTCTGTTTCCGACTGGAGCGCCAGCCTAGCAAGCTCTCGGATGATGTCACCCGCATGCTCACTGGCTAGCGCCCTGATGTCCACCTTGTCCTTTGATCCTTTGGGCCTACCTGGACCGGCTGTCCGCTTCAGGTTGGCAAGGCTTCGGGGGTTAACGGCCATCGGATTTAATTCGGTTAGTTACCGACTCACTTGCTCTTCATTTTCATGCCGCCGTGCGGCTTCGTCGGGTGCTTCGGACCCATGGAACCGGAAACGCCCAGAGCGCCAGGCACATGGCGGCTGTCCAGCATGCGGGGGTGGTGCGGGCTGGTGGTTTGGATCTGGTGCATGGACTTGGTCGGACGGGAGCCGCTGCCGACGTGGTTTTTGTGGGGCGACGACATCTGGGTCTTGATGGAGAGACCCTTAGCGTGCTTCGCGCTGTGGCGGTTCGTCGAGCCGGGGGCGTCGTGAAGGATGGCCATCTTGTAAACTCCTGCCCGGCGGGCGCTAATCTTTGGTTGATAATAAACCGTTAAGGACGTTTCCGCAATTAGCTCATAGCTTCCTGAGCGATCAGCGAAGCACCGACACTGCCAGCGAAACCAGACGGCGTGGTAATGGCCACAGTCAGGATGTCAGGCTGGTTGCCTTGAACGTTGTTGTACAGCGGGAAGAACTGGGAAAGGTCGTAGGTCTGAAGACCACCGGAAGGCAGCGGCGCGTTGTACACCACCTCTCCGCCAGTCAGTGCCGTGGCGCTAACGTCCCGCTCACCGAAGCTGTTGAGGCTGCCGAGGCTGTACATGGTCGCAAAGCTCGCACCCGTCAGCGTAACCGGCGAGGAGTACGTCGAGCTGATGAGTTCCAGCGTACAGTTAGCCGACGAATAGATTTGCAGGGTCTGCGGGAGAATCTGTCCACGGTCAATCATGCCCAGCATGTAATTGCCCGAGCTGGCCGGCAGAACGGGAAGCGGGCCGCCCTGGACGTTGTCCACCACGGTGAGCGTGTTCTGCGTGTTGGCAATGATGCGGCCAACAGTGCCCAGGCCGGTTTGATAGGTGATGGTGCCAGTGACCGTACCCGAAGCGGTCGTGTTGAACGTAAACGTCGACGCGGTCACCCCAGTAATCTGCACCTGGCCGTTGATGGTGCCGGTTGCAGTTGCCCCCGCGATGATGACCCAGCGGCCCACCGTCAGATAGTTGGGATTGGCTGCCGTGGTGGCCGTGGCGACGCCGCTTGTGATCGTGATGCCGGTGATGGATGCCGTGGCAGCTCGGCAGAAGATTGACTTGCCCACCCAAACATTAGGAGTCAGCGGCGTACCAGTCAAAACAATGGTCGAAGCGGTTGCAGTCGAGCTGGCGGACGTGATCGCTGCACCGTTGACCGGCAGCGTACCGTTAGCGCCGGAGTAGTTGCTATCAACCCCATATTCCATCGTCCCCATTGGGCGGTAGCGAAGCGACAGCAGCGGATAACGGGTCGCAGCGGATCCAGGCGAGCGAGTTGGCGTACCTGCCGCCATGCCGTAGCCATAGGTGAACCCGCGCTGTAAGTCCCGCTGGCCTTCAACGATAACCGAGACACCCCAGTGATTGAGTGTCTGGGCGGAAGCAACCGCACCAGAATTGCGGAGTTCGTACCGAACGGGAAGGTTCCCAGTACGCGCCCACGGGATGTTTTGACCGCCGTTGCCCTGGCCAATCTGATGGAGCGTGTAGGGTTCACCGTTGAGGATCACACCCCAGCGCATGAGGCCCGCGCCGTACCAAGCAAATTCCATCCACAGCATCTGGATTTGCGTCCAGTTAAGGGATTGAGTCACACCGTATGGGTCCTGCCATTGGTTCAGCGGGATGACCGTGTCGTAAGGCACGCCTTTGATGTCGGAGCGGTACATCACGCACATGCCGCTGGGGTTTGTGGCAGTCGGCGACTGGATCTGGAAACACATTCCGTTGTTGTCGTCGAGGAACCCGACCCGCTCAATGTGGTTCGTTGCGGGTCCACCGAACGTGATCCCGGTGGCCATGTACATGGTCTTTCCGGGCTGGTAGCGGTGATATGGCCGGGTCTGACGGATCGCCACGTCACCGGCGGCAGTGGTCACGGCGAGCTGAACGCCACCAATGTTAGAGGTTGGCGTGATGGTGGCACCGCCAACAATGTAGTTTTCCCAGCGCATCGGCTGGGCGCCGTACTCGAAGTCGGCTTCGTACACGTTGTTGTGCGTGGTGACCTTTAGGCGACCGGTGTTGTCTCGGATCCGCTGCGGGAACTGGGTGACGAGGCTGTTCTTCTCCCCAACCGTGGTCATAACATTGGTCAGGTTGTTGAATTGGTCAATCGTCGCCATCGTCAGACCCTTAAATCGATTTTGCGCACTTTATCACGGCGTTGCCTCTCTTCATAGGCACGCACCCCATGCAGGATTGTGGTGTGGACCCGCCCACCAAACAGCTTGCCAAGCAAGGGATACGACAGCCCCGACAGCTTCCTAGCCTTCCACATTGCCTCCCGGCGAATAGCCGAGATGTCCTCATGCGAATCGTAAGACATCATCCGCTCTAGGCTGACCGTGTGGGCTTCCGCGACCTCCCGAATAGCTTTCTTGGCCAACTGGTGGCGCTGCTGTATGGTGGGTTCCACGTTACCTTGCCAGATCGAGTGCATCGTCTGCCTCCGCTGCCCTGTTGGTTTCACCCAGTCCCCGCGGCCTAACCTTGGAGCGGTAGATCCCGGCCTCCGGTAAACCCATGTAGCGTCGCCAGACTGCCCTGGCGAAGCGATACCAATTCTGTTTCTCAGCGTCGGTCATGATCTCAGCCCCATAAGTTCCCGTGCCTTTAGCCTGCGGAGGCGGGCCTTTTCCATCAAATCTTTCCCAGCCGGCGGCATCTGGGTGATGTCCCGAGTGCCGGTCTCCTTCACCAGCATCTGGATGGCTGCCGTCTCATGCTCATCCGCCAGCATCTTCTGGATCCGCGCCTTGTCGAACAGGCTCATGCTTTCGTAAGCCACCACGGCAGCCTTCTTGGTTGGCTCGGCGAGCTGGATGCCTAACTCCCGAACAATTCCCATCGCCTGGTCACGAATGCGCTCGTAGGCGATCATGGTGCGCGGTGTGAGCGTCATGTTGTCATACCGCCAAGTTGCGCCTGACAGGTAGCTGTACGCAAATTCCTCGCCATGGAGCTCCACAAACTTGGCTCGAACGTGCGCGGGTCCGTCAAATTGGGACCTCTCCCCATCCTCCATCAGAGGCAATGCTTTCCGCTTCCGCCTGTTGGCGTTTCCATTGTTGGTGTCGGCGTTCCATTGCTGCGTAGTCAATTTGTGGTCCTTTCGGTTTGGTTGGCTTGGCGGATCGGAGCCAGTTCCTGGCAACGGCGTTCCAGTCGGATCTGGCGGTCTTAAATTCGTAGTCCTCAAGCTTGGTCAGTTCCTGTTCAATCTGGTCAGCCGTCAGTCCAGCTTTCTCGCCGGTATCGAAAACGGAATCGTCAAATTCGAAATTGGGAGGGCAGCGCCGAGACTTTCGAGGCCCTCTCTCTTCTTTCTTCTTTATGAGTTCTGGTTCTGGTTGGCAGAGCGGGAAGCTGCCGGTAGCTAAAGCTGCTTCTTTGTTTTTCAATGCCTTAGCATGCCCGCCGTTTGACGCTGCCACCCTTCGCTGTCTGACAGCTTCGGTATGTCTCGTCAGTTCACGGGTCAGACGGCGTTGCGTCATTTCACCGTTTTCAATGTCGAAGAACGCTAGCAGGGTCTCGCTCATGCGGTCCCATTGCGCCCTGGTGAGCTTGCATAATTTGGCCAGCTTAGCGGGATTGGCGGGCAGGCTTCCACCAGATCGCCACATGCAAAACAGCAGCATCAGGTAAGCCCCGTGCTCCGTCGTGGTCAGGTGGGTTGTGTCGGCTAGATAGTCCCCAACGTAGAGCGGCATGAATGGTGGGGATGACATCGGACACCTTTAAGGTTGTCCAGCAAACGCTCTTCGCCTATCATCTGAAGGCTTTTAGCAATCGCCGGTCCATGGCGGTTTGTTTCAGAAGGGGTCGAGCGGCAAACTCGGCCCCTTCGCCCTAACATCTTCCAATTCTCCCAGAGAGGCAAGCCATGAAAAAGCCCATGAAAGCTAAAGGCTCGAAGCAGACGCCGCTCATGAAGGCTTCTGAGATGAAGGCTATGAAGGGTGCCAAGCCTTCGAAAAAGGACATGAAGAAGGCGAAGAGCTGCTAGGCTCCTACCACGTTCCGCCAGTGCCACCTCACTCGGGCGCATAGCACCTGCACCTCAAGCGTCACATAACCGGACATGGCCCACGCCCTGGCGGTCTGTTTCAGCTTGATCTCGTGGCGGCTGTAGATGGCCCGACGGACAGCTTCGTCTATTAGTTTTTCTCTCAGGACCACCGCCGAATCCTGCGGTGCTCCAGGTCCTTCATCCCGCCCTGCCAGGTCGTTTGCACGAATGCTCGGGTCATGTGATACGGGCAATATATTTTCCCCCCGGTAGGTTCAGCGCAGAATAAATGCTCATCAGTGTGTAACACCGGCCAGTGACATTCGAATTTGCCAAGCTGACCGAGAGTTTTCATTTTTCTGCCGCCAAGCTCAAGAGATGCAGGAACGTGTCTTCCTCGAGGTAGAAACGCCAGTCACCGTGATCGGCCCTGATGGCCAGAATTTCTACACCCGCCAGCCAACCCTCAAGCGTCATGGGCGGCAGCTTCCGGCGTTTCACTTCCACACGGAAAGTCTGATCCCCAAACACCATGCGAAGGTCGCCTTGGAGGCCGGCGGATCCGATGCGGGTTCCGAATGCCCCGGAGGCCGGCTGTTTACGCACCGTCACGCCAGGCACACGCTCAAGGAGCTTGAGCAGCTCTGTTTCACCGCGTGAGCCCTTGGACTTTGCCTTAATGGTCACTGGGTCTCCAATGCTCGAGCGGTATTTTGGCTGCGTCAGCGATCTGAAAGGCAAGCTGTAAGCTAGGCGTACGCTTCTTGTTGGCCAACTGGTGGGCGTAGGAATGACCTAAGCCCATTCCGCGCAACCGATCGTAAATTTGTTTTGGCGTTTCGTTCATGCTGCTATGTCGCATGATGTGTTGCGAATTGCAACTTTCCTGTTGCAACGTGCGTCACGGTGTGCGACAACACATCAACAGCAAGGGAGACACACATGTCCGTTTACGCAACATGCAGCTTTGAAATTGAGATCGGCATCACCGGCACGTACGACGCGCCAGACCCCAGCGTCGGTTGCCCCGGTGGCTACCTTGACCACGAGGTCGTCGATCTTGGGCAGATCAAAACGGTGTCCAAGGACGGCAAGGTGTCGTGGGTGTCCACCACCCTGCTCAAGGGTGTGGATCTTCGCTCCAAGGACATCCAGCAATTGTTCGCCAACATCCTCGAGCACTGCGATCTTGAAGCCTGGGCTGCTGAAGCCGACGCTAACGCCAGCGACGCCTACGACTACGAGATGGACCGCCGCCGCGAAAGCGCATTGCTGGCCGGTCAAGCTGGGCGGGGGCTGTGATGATCTGGCACAGTGGTGGTGACGTAATGTGGAACGGCGCTCGCTTGCAGGCTTGGCAGGCTGAGTTTCTGGATGACTTGTGGGCCGATGAATGCCGCGCTGCGTTCCAGGCTAACGACAAGCTCAACGCCGCCCGCATTCTTGTCCTTCGCGATGAACTCAACGCAGCGCTGACCGCTGCCATCAATTGGAAAAAGTGCTCATGACTCCCGAATTTGCAAAGGCGCTTGTCGCCGCTCAGAAGGCTACCTATCCGGTCTACAAGCAGGCCACTAACCCTGCGTTCCGGTCCAAGTACGCCGATCTGGCGGCGGTTGTGGAGGCGACCATCCCGGCGCTCAACGATGCGGGGATCTCCGTCCTTCAGATGCCGGACTTTGACGGTGAGCAACTGATCCTTACCACGGTGCTAATGCACGTGTCTGGCGATAGCCTCACTCACGTCATGCGTATGCCTGTCAGCAAGCGGGATCCTCAAGGGATCGGTTCCGCCACCACCTACGCCAGGCGCTATAGCCTGCTGGCTATGACCGGCGCCGCACCGGAGGATGATGACGGCAACGCGGCATCTGGCCCAGCTCCTGCTGCCAAGAAGTCCAGCGCACAGGCCAAGAAGGACGGCGACTGGGATCGCATCATGGCGGCCATCAACGGATGCGACACCGAACAGGAGCTGGACACGTGGTGGGCCAAGATGGAACGGTTCTGGGGTCAGATGCCCCAGGCGTGGCCCGACGCTGCTGCCAATGAGGTGGAGAAGCGCCGCAACGAGATCTTGGACCGCTTGGCCGAGGCATGAATAGCGGAGGCAACCAGACTATGGCCGAGTTCAGTGTGGACGATAAAACCGTCAGGCACTGTCTCGCCATCCTCCAGTCCCCTGACGCGGCACGGGCAAGAGCGGCTTACGAATGGTCTGAAAAGCACCTCAAGGTCGTTCTCGCTCAAGCCGCCGGCCAGTCAAACGCAACCACCGAAGCAGGTAGAGAGCGGGATGCTCTTCGATCTGAAGCGTATCAGGAAGCGTTGACATTATACCGACTCAACGCCGAGACGTACTTTACCGCCAAGGATCGGAGGGACGCAGCCAGTGCCACCTTCGAAGCCTGGAGAACCCTGCAATCTAACGAACGAGCTTTTGCGAGGAACTGATGGCTTACGAACAACGCCCCGGCGACATCTCCGTGTTCAAGGAGAAGACCAAGACCAACCCCAAGGCCCCCGATTGGCGGGGAACTTACACCGACCAAGACGGCATCAAGTGGGAAGTCAGCTTCTGGGAGAAGTCTGGAACCATGCTGGCCGGGTCTATCAAGCCCGCTTTCGTCAAGAAAGTTCCGACCAACAAACTGGACGACGAGATTCCGTTTTAGGGATCGGTTAACTTTTTCTCGATAATTTAACACAACAGAGGAGACACGTTATGTGGAATTACACACCACCGCACAAGAACCCGAACATGTTCGACAACATGACAGTCGGCCAGCTGGTCCGCATCGCCATCGAAGGCGCGGTGCTGGGCTTGGTGATTGTCACTGCACTGGTGCTTTGGCTGTGACGTTCCTGATCACCGTGGCGCTCTCCTTTGTTGTGGCCTACCTGGTCATCAGCCTTGTGAAAGGTGAAAAATGAACACCCCAGACGGTGGAGTCACTGATGAACCCATGCCGCCGGAATGGGTGCTGGCCTATGCAGACGCGTATCCCGATCGCCTGGTGGAATATGTCGAACAGCAACACGCGGTCATCGACGACTTTGATGAGAAGGGCGTCATGACCCTGATCAACAAAATCATCCGTGGCTGCGGAAACTTGCCGCACGTAGGTCCCCACCCCGGCACCGAGACATTATTTTTGTTTTGTGCGCTTGGTGGCGTTGGCGGAGCAAAATTTGGGTGGGTCGGTGCCCTGTTTGGCTTTACCGCAACGCTCGCATGTTTTGGTCCCATCTATCTTTGGGGTGCGTATGACAGAGCGGAGCTATCCGACACTTGCGAAGCAGAAAAACGAGGAGAGCGTCATGACCCACACATCACAACCAGAAAGGAACATTCCAATGAACTTTGACAAAATCACTATCGGCCAAGCCAAGCAAATTGCGGCATTAATCAACGGCATCAAAAGTGAGCCGACTTGCACCGCAACGGCGCACGACCCCATTCCCGTTATTGTCTGCACGGACAAGCGCGGTGTGGTGTTCGGGTACACGACCGACACCAATGCTCGCCCTATCGTCCTGACCTCTGCCCGCATGTGCCTGTACTGGTCGGAAGATGTTGGGGGCGTGTTTGGGCTGGCTGAAGTCGGGCCGACGAAGGATTGCAAAATCTCTGCCGTTGTTCCGTCGATCACGCTGGAGGGCGTGACTGCCATCATGTCAGTGGACGACAAAGCCGTGAAGGCTTGGGCCTCAGCAAAAACGCAGGGGCGCTGATATGGCTGCGATGCTTTTCGGCGAGCAACCCTCCGGCTACGGCTCCGGCTACGGCGACGGCTTCGGCTACGGCTCCGGCGACGGCTTCGGCTCCGGCTACGGCGACGGCTTCGGCTAC